TTACTAGTACATTCATGTCAAGGATCAAGCACTTCATTCACATTCATTCAGACATTCAGCATTCAGACATTCAAGATTTAATTCATTCATCGCATTCAAAGCATTCAACTAATAAAAATAATTTTGATTTCTTATTTAATTTTTTATTTTTTTATTATTTAAAAATTAAATAATTTATATATTATTTTTTCTTAGGTTGGACTCCATGAATTAAAAGTGCGAATGGATCAGGTTTAAAACAACTTGAATCATCTTTATCTATTAAATAAGGTTTATTTCTATGTTCTATTCCTTTTGTTATTGCCTCTTCTTTTGAATTCACTACTATTGCATACCTTTTAAAAAATCCCATATGGATTAATCGATCATGTTGACCGCCCATACTTGCAGTTAAATAAAAATTATTCGGTAAAGTTTTATTAGTTCCGAATAAATTCAAAGATTTAGAATAACAATAAAATTTTAAATCTTGATTAAGTTTACATACTCTTAACCATGCATTTAAATAACAACTATTGAAAAAATCTCCGCTCGAATGCACTCTTATTTTAGTTATATTTTTTGTTCTTATTTTTTGAATACTTTTATTAATTAATTCACTACACTTATATATCCCCATATCTTGTTTTAATTCATTCAATAATAAATCTAAGTTATATTTTCTTTTTAAATATACATTAGTAAATAAAGCCTCTTGTGATGCTGCATAACATCTAAAAACAGTATCTTGACCATCTTTAATTGTTCTTTTGCCATTACTGTCAACATTCACCCAAGAATGGCAATCTTTTGCACCATTATTGCAAGTTTTGCCTGCTGGTATGTCAAAAATAATTGTTTTTTTGTCTAACTTAGCATTACCAATAGATAACTTTAATAAATCATTCATAATCTTTATTCTCCTTACTTTCATTTAAAAAAGTTTCATTCATTGCTCTTTGAATGTCTTCTTTTTTTGCATTCAAATCAATCTTTTTTGATTTATCATTTGATGCATTCAAGAAAATAATTTCAGGCATAATCTTTAATTTTTATAGGAAGGAAGAAAACATAAAATGTTTTCATTAAGGGAACTTTTCAAAGATCCCTTAAGGAAACATTTAAAAGAATAGTGATTTATTATCTTCTAATTCTGTTATTAATCCATCAAAATCTTCTGAAGGTGGTAATACTGTTAAAAGAGCATTGACTTGCAATGCTCCATACTCACTTTTTAAGTAGTTTATATATTCGCTCCTACTGTTAAAACCATCCTCTAAGTATCTATCTAATGGAATAGTTCGTTCTTTATCTAAATTATTCATAATTAATCATCACTAGGGAACATAATACAAGTATTGTTATAGTCAGCTTTTGAGAATGTTTTTAAATCCATTTGCTCTTCTTTTATTCCATAACCTACTGTTTTAATAAATATCTTTTTATTATTAGATAATTTATAAAATCCATATAAAATACCACCATTTGAAGATTTTACAACTTGGTCACATAGTCTCTGATTTTCACTATCCCCACCAAAATCAGAATGAAAATATCTATCAACAATCAAATCAACTTCTTTTTTATATTCTTCATTCATTAATAAATAATGATTAAGACTTGAAGAAATAGTTATTATTCCAAATTTTTCAATTGGAAGTTTTGCTCTGGTTTTTTGCATTGTAAATAAAAAATAGTTTACTATTTAATATTAACTCATTATGTCATTAACTGACATTAAATTACATTCAACTTAACAATAAATTTGCATTCAAAATTGCATTCAATTATTAAGCTTACTATTTTATTTATTATTTTTTTATTAAATAATTTTTTTTTTGAAAAAATTATCTAAAAAAATACCTACTATTATTAGTAGGTATTATTGCTTACTAGCTTAGTGGTGTGATAGGGTGGTTAACCTCCTCATTAGCTATTAAGTCGTCTTCAGTAATTACAAATAACTTATCAAAGATTAAGTCAAACTCTTTTTTTTCTTTGTCTGTTATGTAATTTGAACTTTTGCAAATAGTAGTTACTATTGCGTTGTACTCCTTAGAGGTTAAATACTTTTGTGTCATGATGATAATTTTTTTAGATTTGATTAATTAGAGTTTCGATTGTTTGAGTCCTAGTCTTCATTTGTTCGGTAACCTCTTGTAGTGGTCTATCGTTAAACAAAGAACTAAGAAGAAAACAAATAATAATTACTAAGTAAATTCTCATTGTCTTAATCCTCGAATACTCTTATAAATCTAAAACCTGCATTCTCTAAAGTTTTTTTATCTCTAGGTAATAAAGTTTTAGTTCCAGTTAAATTTAGAATCCAAAAGTCAGTAGGATCTTTTAAACAAATGTCTAAATTTCCATATCTTTCTTTAATAAAGAATTTAATTTCTTTACTCATTAGTACTGGTTTTAACATAGTTTTTTTTGGAAGGATAAAGGAAGGAAAGGAGTAAATTAATACTCCTTATTTAATTAAAGACTCAAAACATTTTGAAGATATCCAATAGAGGTCATCACCAAAGATTTTTTTCTCTGCTTTTGTTTGACCTCTCTCTTCTATCTCAATAGCACCTTTTTTTGATAATGAACTAATAACACCTTTTAACTGATTTTGTGTAATGTTAAGAGCTTTGGTTAATGGTTTGACCTCGTCCCAATCTAATAACCAATTAGCAGGATCGTCTAAACCAAAATCTTCAGTTCCTAACTCTTCATAAAAATCAATTGGATATAAATCCATAACCTGTTTTTCAAGATCAGTAAACGTATAAGTAGTTCTTACACATCTATCTAATTTTTTAGAATACTCTAAACCCTCAATAGTTTTATTAAGGTATGCATGAGTCTTTGGTAATGTCTTTGACATAAGGAAGGAAGTAATTAAGTTTTCAAGTTTCTTTTTTGTTTTTTCCTTTTGTGTTCACCTGGTAGACAAATTTTAAAACTTGGTTACCTGATAGAGAATTTCAAAAGGAGACTAGGTTTAAAATTAGCAATAGTACATGCTCATTTTTTAACCTATTAGTACAATAGCCGAAAGTAATATCAATGTAAAGCACATATGATACAAAGTGATATCACATAAGCATGGGGGTATTGTAGCAAATGTTACTTTGCTATAGGCAAGGCGGGCAACTTAAATATATTCCCGTTAATTTTTTGGTTCTACCTTAATTGAGAGTTCTGGAGCTTGAATATTAACTGTTTCAACTGATTCACCTATTACTTTACCTAGAGAGTCTAGGATCTGTGCTGCAGTTTGTAATTGACCTTTAGATACTGCTTGATTAAATAGACGTACTCTCATGGCTTGTAGGCGTGGGAGCATTGATTCTCTATCTTTATCCCAGTCTTCGTTATTCCAGACTTTGACACGATTCCAATCATCCCAGGCGGTTGTTATGGAGATTTGTTCTATTTTTGAATGTTCTATTACTAGTTGGCGAGTTGTTAGACCTTTAAGTTGGCGTGAATAGAGTCTTTGTGCTCTTTCTTGAACTTTTTCTGCTGTGGAGCGAGCTACGAAGCGTGGAGTACCTCTTTTTTTAGATTGAACTACGGGTGGAATTATATTTGAAGGTAAGATTGAATCAGTCACGGACTTGATTTTTAGTAGTATTTAGTTGAATGATAACTTAAAAGTGTTGAAATAGGCTATAAAGTAGGGGTATGAGTTGTATTTTTTGTTAAATTAATGGTTGTGAGTGGAAAAAAGAAGAATGAGATAAGCTTGAGGTATGCCCAGGGTGAGGTATTTAATAGTGATAAGAGATTTAGGGTGCTTGTGGCTGGTAGAAGGTTTGGAAAGAGTTATCTTAGCTGTATCGAACTGCTACGAGGTGCCATTAATCGACCAGGGGAGGTGTATTTCTATTGTGCGCCTACATATAGGATGGCGAAGGATATTGCATGGAAGGAATTGAAGAGGTTAGTACCGAAGGTGTGGGTAAAGGCAAAGAATGAGACTGATTTAAGGTTGGATTTGATTAATGGATCAAGTATTGAATTGAAAGGCACTGAAAATGCGATGGCATTGAGAGGTAGAAGCTTGGCGGGTGTGGTATTGGATGAGGCTGCATTTATGGATAGAGACGTTTGGGCTGAAGTTATCAGACCTGCGTTGGCTGATAAACAGGGATGGGCACTTTTTATCAGTACACCAGATGGAACTGCGAGTTGGTTTTATGATATGTGGTGCTTTTGTGGAGAACAGGAATGGGATGATTGGCAGAGATGGAGTTTTACGACTATAGAGGGGGGTAATGTAGCGAAAGAGGAGGTTGAGGCAGCCAGAGGACA